TTAGTGTTCTCCACTACCGCCGACGGAGCAGCAACTCCGACGGAGCGGATGAGGATTGGCAGCGACGGAAACATTTATTTCGGAAAAACGACCACTAGCACCACAGTTAATGGAATCTTTTTCCAAGACGTTGGAAGTTCAGAGACAACCGCTGTCGCAGTATTTACTAACACGGAAGCCAGCGACGCGGTTGCCAACATAATCTGCAATCGCCAAAACTCTGATGGCCGCCTAGTTCAATTTCGCCAAGCCAATACAACCGAAGGCACGATTTCCGTTTCCGGCACCACTGTCACGTACGGAGGCGGTCACCTTGCCCGCTGGTCGCAACTGCCTAATGAGGAAAACCCTGCCGACATCCTTAAGGGCACCGTCATGTCCAACTTGGACGAGATGTGTGAGTGGGGCGAAGAAAACAACGAACAGCTCAACAAAACAAAGGTGAGCGACGTTGAAGGCGATCCCAACGTGGCTGGCGTGTTTGTCTCCACCTCTTTTGATGAAGATGGACCACTGGATTTCTTTGTTGCAATGACAGGTGACATGATCATCCGCATTGCCGAAGGTGTCACGGTGCAGCGCGGTAATCTGCTGATGTCCGCTGGTGATGGTACTGCCAAACCCCAAGATGATGACATCATCCGCAGCAAAACCATCGCCAAGGTCACTTCAACCCATGTCACCTGCACCTACGACGACGGCAGCTACTGCGTGCCTTGCGTGCTGATGGCTTGCTAGACCCAGTAACCCTACTCACTAATGAAGCTCAGCCCTGAAAACTTTGATCGCCTCCTGAAGCGTCTGCAACGACCGGGCAAATATGATCCGGCGGTTGCTCGCGTTCTCAGCAAACCGGCCCCTTGGGATGAGAAACCCAAAGAGCCGTAGTCACCTTCACTAGACACCCGTCCTAAACTCCTACCATCACCCATCAACTCATGGCTACCACCTTTACTTGGCACATCGCCAACCTAGAGCGCGAGACCGCCGACGGTTTTGTGATGACTGCCCACTATACCGTTACCGCCGAGGACGGCACCTACAGCAGCGGTGCATACGGATCGCTGGGCTTTGAGCGCCCCGACAAGCTGATCCCGTTTGCTGACCTGACCGAAGAGCTGGTGATCGGCTGGGTCAAGGATGCCTTTGGTGCTGAGAAGGTCACCGAGATCGAAGCCGCCCTGCAGGCGCAGCTTGACGAGCAGCACCATCCCAGCAAGGCAAGCGGAACGCCGTGGCAGTAAAGGCAAAGGCCGGTACAGCGCGGATCGAGCACCAACCCGGTCCGCCAAAAACTACCCGTCAAGGGTATGGGCAACGTAGCCGTCCCCGACGCAGAGGCAAGAAACCTTTGCGCGGCCAGGGTCGCTAAACTGATTACATGATCGAGGTCATCGCTGCTATTGCTGGAGCGTCGATCTCCGTTGCCGCGATGGGCGCGATGGGCTTTAGCCGTCGCAACGATGAAGCACGCGAAGCTGTAATCAGACTGACCGCTGCAGTGGAACACATTGCCACACAGCTAGAGGTGCTGCATACGGACATCAAGGAAGACCGTAAGGAAACTTTTTCACGTCTTAATGGCGTGGAGCAGCGAGTAACTATGCTTGAAGCGCGTCCCCGTTGCTGAAGACTCGTGAGCGGCGTCGTCGATTCCCGTGACATCGGACAAGGCTTTACGATCGACCGCCTCGAAAACGACTGGGGCAACACCTATTATCGCGTCTGCCGTAACAGCATGTGCCGTTACTGCGAAGACGAATATGTAGCCTACATGTACGCCCAAAACTGGGGCTGGCTACCAGAAAGCCACCTACCTAGCTGATCCACCAGCTAACCGCATCTTCTAGATGCGGCTCCCAAAAATCTTGCGCTCTAAACCATTCTTTCCACTCATTACTGGACTTTTTTGTATTACAAGAAAAACAACACGCAACCAAATTACTTAAGTTTGTCTCACCACCTTTTGACTTGGGACGCACGTGATCAAGCGTTCCATTCTTGCCCAGATGTTCCCTGCAATACGCACATCTGTAATCCCAGCCCTTAAGGATTTGTTCACGAAACCGTGCCTTGGCCTCGCGTTTACTCACAAAGCCGTGGTGCTCGTCGATGTAGTCCACTTGGGGCTTCGACTAGCTAAACGGTAGCGAGGAAAACAGCACAGACGGGCTACTTAGCATACCTAGCGCTAGACTTACACAAAACGTCCTATCTCCATGGACTTCCTTAACCACCCCGCCTTCTGGATCGTCGTGGCTGCCGTCAGCGAACTGATCGCGCTGTCACCGCTGAAGAGCAACAGCATCGTGCAACTCCTGTTCCAGGTGCTGAACCTGCTGAAAGCAAAAAAGCGCTGACTCCATTCGCTATTCGCAAACGGCAATTCGACGCGGAACTATCCGCCAAACTCGACCACGCCGAGGCTGCTTGGCACGCTAGTCAGCCTTCGGCTATCCCATTGCCCACCATCGTTGAACACCCCATAGATACCGAGCTGCAGACTGGCGACTCCCAGAAGCTCGGCGGACCCATCTCGATCCACGCGCCCTGGAAACGCGAATGACCAGCACCATTCGTCTACTCGACCTAGCTCGGTTTTACCGATCGCTTCCCCACCAAATGGCGGCTTTAGCCGAGCTGGAGGAAGCGATCAACAAAGCCGACCCCAAGCTGCTCAACCGCACCCAACCGTGGTTCAAAACCTGGAGCCAGTCCGGGAAGCAACCACCAATCGAAAACAACTGGGACGGCATTGTGATGGCCGGCCGGATTGCCGGTGCCAAATACCCAGAACTGGTTGCCGCCCAATGGGCCCTCGAATCTAGCTGGGGCAAACTTGTAACAGGCCGCAACAACTTTTTCGGCCTAAAAGGCGATGGCACCACCAGCACTACGCAAGAGTTTATAAACGGCCAGTGGATCACAATCCGAGACTCATTCCTGCAATTTCCAGACATCCAAACCGCCGTCTGCTATTTGGTTGATCGCTGGTATAAAGATTACAAAACCTACAAAGGCTGCAACAACGCCACCAGCATCGAAGACGCCGCCCACTGGCTACAAAAAGAAGGCTACGCTACCGATCCCGATTACGGAAACAAGCTGATAAAGGTAATTAACACCCAAGCAGAAAAAACCATAAAAACCAACGAATCTATCCTCAAAGTCCCCTACGAATACCAGCTCGACAACAAAAGCGGCACAGGTTACCGCGAGTGCTTCAGCTCCAGCTGTGCAATGGTTGCCCGCTACTGGAAAAAGATCGGCAACGACGACGCCTACAACCTAATCCGCCGCAAATACGGGGATAGTACAAACGTACACGCCCAAATCGCCGCTTTGAAAGAGCTGGGACTCCGCGCCACGTTCGAGCAAGAAGGCACCGCCTCCGACCTGGAAGCCGAAATCCGCATGGGCTACCCCACCCCAGTGGGCTGGCTCCATCGCGGCCCAGTCAACAAACCCACTGGTTCAGGCCACTGGAGCGTGGTGATCGGCTTCACCCCGACCCACTTCCTGCACAACGATCCAAACGGCGATGCCGATTTGGTGAATGGTGGCTATATAAGCAACAAAGGAGGCGCCGGCGTGGCATACTCCCGAAAAAACTGGCTTCCTCGCTGGCTCGTTGACGGTCCCGACAGCGGCTGGTATCTGAAAATCCGCCCGATGTGACCATGAACCCACTGGAGCAAACACCAGAAAACGCCTTCGACCAGGCGAAGCACGACCACTGGCTCAGACAGCGTTACACCGAAAAGGACTGGAACGGCTTATTCGAGGCCGCACTGCTTTTGAACACCCTGTATCACATGGAGCGCACCAAATGCAGGTGGGCGATAAAAGAAGCCGCTAACAACCTTTCGGAAATTTGCGGCCTCGATCGCGACTCCGCTTAATCGTGCTGGAGCTTTTCAGCGTACTGCTCGTACAACCCGGTGTAGGTGGCATGTAGTGGATGCTCCGGGTTATCACGGCCATCCATAAAGAACAACTTGTCCAAAAACCGCTGGCGTGCATCTTGCACTTTAATTTCCAGCACAGCCTGTTCAGTTTCTTTCATTTTTGAGTGCCTTGAGTTTGCGCAGGCGCTCGCTTTCGGCGCCGTTGTACGACTTGGACAGCGGCCTGAGTTTAGCCGGCGTCTCTGGAACTTCCACCAAGCAACCTGGGTAGCGGTTCCGAGCAAAGGCTAACGCCTGCCTCAAGGACTCTGCGCGGATCATATCCCGCAGCGGCCCCTGCCCTGGCAACCAGATCTGCAACTCGAAGTAGTCGAGCTTTTTACCTTCAAGCACGGCAGGCGCTCCAGCTTTTCGGGTAGGCGGGCTCTTCAACAGTGTGCACAAAAACCTCGCTATTGCAGCGCCGACAAACAATTCGAGCAGCACTGATAGCCCGCTCGTAAGTAACCCAAGAACAAGCGTCATCAGCATTCTGAGTAAAAGCCATCCACTCGTTTGACGAGTAAACCGCCGCAACGAACTGGGACCCAACCTTCAAAACAAAGCGCGTCACGGAACTCCCGCGAGACTACTGTGCAAGCCTAACCGCCGACCCCACCCCAAGTCAGACTTACAACGATTTACAACTAAGTCTCATGCGTCTACTTGCGTCTCTTGCTTGGAGCGCTGGCGTCCTTCTACCCGCCGCTTTACCGAGTCTGCCCATGCTGCACGATCCGCCGCTTCAGCCGCCTTGTAGTCCGACACCGACACAGCTTTCTCCAGCATGGTGTACACCATTTCCCGCATCAGCGCCGTTGTGCGCTTGCCTTCCTTTGCGGCCAACCTCTCCAGCAGCTGGTACCGATGCTGGTCGACCAGCAACTGGCAATACAGCTTCCGTCCGTGCTGCAGGGGCATAGCAAACCGTCTACTCTGCTACACAATAGCACTACCAACGCACTGGGGCGTCCACGTACTTGCGCCAGCCATTGGCCTGCGCCATCCGCGCCCCACCCCTTTGCTTGGCACAACCAGCCCGGATACCACGTGCCCACTCCAAAAAGGCAGCAGCCCTATGGAGATCAGCGGTTTTTGCCCGCTTAATCTCGTCATAGAGCCACTGGAGCACCAATTCCCGACCAGTTTTCGGCACTACGTCACCAGTCACCTTCCTTAGTGAGTCTGACCATCCGCAAACCCGGCCACAACTCCCGGATGGTGTGATGCGCATGGGTCATGCTGTCCGCCATGATCGTGGCTTTCTGGAGCAGCCCACCAGGCGTCCGCAACAACGCCACATAATTACAAGGTGCGTACTTCATTTTGCCTCCGCCCAAGTCATGCCGATATTGGCATCTGCAAGTGGTGGCACATCATCCAACCACTCAGCTTCGGCCTCTTCCATCGTTGCCTTCAACTGGTGCGCCCAAATATCGGCATGTTCTTCACGCACCAGCAAGATAATTTCGTCGTGCACGACGCCAGCTAGGCGCACAACTTCCTCCCCGTCTGCCTGGAGCAGCGGCCACAACTTACCGAGCGTGCGCTTAAGCACCGCCGCACCAGCCCCTTGGATCGGAGTGTTGCAGCGAATCGTGAGCGAATTGTGATCGCCGTAAAGAAGCCTCCGCAACCCGGAGTGACGAATCTTGATCGCGGCATTTCCTTTAGCCGCATTAGCAGCTGCAGCATTTTCACGCTGCCATTTGCTGATCCCTTTATAAGCAGCGTGGAACTTTTTCCGCACGTTTTCCGCTTCAGTAATATCCATTTGTATGCCCATGCCAGCTGCATAGTTTCTGAGTCCTTTTGCACCGCTTCCATACAACAATCCGAAGTTGGCTGATTTACTGACTTGGCGCTGATCTTTTGTGACTTCATCTTCTGAAACGCCATAAATCTGCATTGCTGTCAGTGTGTGCAAGTCCGTCCCAGCCTGGAAGGCTTGGATCATCAGCTCATCCTGAGCTTCGGCTGCCGCCAGCCTCAACTCCATCTGCGCGTAATCCGCCACTACCAGTCTCCATCCATCTGGCGCCTTGACGCACTCCCTAAACCTTGAATCTCTTGGAATTTGCTGCAGGTTGGGACTCATGCAACTCATACGCCCCGTGTCAGCCCCTAACTGGAGGTAACTAGCCTTGATGTAGCCACTGGCACCCAGGTGCTTCAAAAGCGATTCGACCATCTGGCGCCGCTTTTCAATCCGCTTCCAGGCCAAGTAATCCGCAACCACGGGATGGTCAGCCACGTACTCACGCAACACCAGTTTGCTGGCACTGGGCTTCCCATCTGCCGTCACTGGTGCATTACCGAGTAATGCAGTAAAGACATCCAGCAACTGCTTGGGGCTGTTCAGGTTGAAACCTGCCTCAACCCGATCGCCACCACGTGCTGTTCCAGTGGCCTTGGCGTTGGTGTTTAGACGCCCATCAGCAAACCTCGGCAGTTTCTTGTCTTCCGGCAATGCCTGATCCAAAGCAACCAGAAACTCCTCACCTCGCGTCCGATGCTGAAGCGTCAGCTCACGCTGGAGCGTTTCTAATCCGTTGCGATCAAACGGCAGGCCGGTTCGCCAAAGCTGCGCCATCGCCGGCAACGCCCGACACTCCAAAAACCAAGCCCGATGCAGATTCGCCTCTGCCATCCGCTGGTTAATCGGCCCATCCATCTGAATCAGCAGCTGCACGTCCTTTGCTGCATACTCCAACTGCCCCTGGGTCAAATCGCCCGACCAGTCACTCTTCTGCTCTTCCTTAGAGATCTCCTCCTTGAGATAACGTTTTACAACAGTCTGCAGACCGTGCTTTACGTTCGGCTGCCCATTGGTAAGGATCCGGCTAGCCAGCATGGTGCACAAGACCTCCCCATTGGGATAGATCTCGTGCTCCTGCAGCCAACCCAAGTCGAACACCGCATTGTGCGCCAGCCAGTAACGCTTCTGCGCAAAGAACTCCTCGATGTCCACCCACTGGTGATCCTCCAGCTCCCAGCAGTCAATGACCACCGGATCCCGATCCAGCGCGGCTAACTGCAATAACCGCAACCCGCCGAATGTCGGCTGGAGCCCAGTCGTCTCACAGTCAAACGCCACAGTCGTGGCATTAGCGAGCGACCGAAGGTGCTCGATCCCTTGTAAAAAACGCATTGTTCAGTGCCTCAAACGTGCATTTGCATCAAAAACCGTCTCAGCTGTGCATTTGCACATGCTGTACCCAAGCCGCCTGGTGCATATCGGCCATAGTGATCGGCGGCTCAGCAGGGCAGAGATCTTCGTCACCAGGCTCCCATTCGATTGCGGCAATGAGATCTTTGAGAATCGGCTGGAGTTCATCCTCAAGAAGGCCCATTACATGCATCGGGATGTGTGCATCCATCTGATGCCGGGAGCCATCCCGCTTGATGATGACATCCAGCTTGCCTTTGAACTCAGCGACAAGCGTGGAAACCTTGTAAAAGTCAGACATGGAGGCCTCAGGTGGGGCGACAACTCACTTACTGTACTACACAACAACCGCTTTGCACCGCCGGGCTGTTGTAAATCTTCACACTCGCAGGTAGGGCTTTTTGCCTTCCCACCGCAGCTGGTAGGGCGAGATCAGCTCTTCCGCCCACTGGAGCGTGTACCACTTGTGCCCGCAGGCCCGGCAAACCCGCCGCCGGACAATCCGCCCATCCGGATCCTGGTTGGTCATTAGCACGTAGCTCATCTTGCTGGAGCACTCCGGGCAAGGCGTATGCACAGCGGGCATAACTACTCGCCTGCTGCGTTGTACGCGGCAACCTCGGCAGCCAGATCACGCTCCAGACAAAGCCGATTCTGCGTGTGAAACGACTGGGTCTTGGAGCCGTCCCATAGCACAGCAACGTAAGGCACCCGCGAGCCACGCGCATTGGTGCGGTAGATGGTAGCCATCACGGTGCCATACCGCTGCGTAAAGAACGGCTGGATCCGCTGCTTGGTCTCGGCGCTGTAAGTCAGCACCATGCGTTTCTTGGGTTTCTCGGCTACACGATCGCCGTTCATAAAGCGCGGATCTTTTTGTTTTCTAAGCATTTTTTGTTGAAACACGGTTGCGTACATTGGACATTGCATCAGACCGGAACTGCTTGCAGGTGTCCTCCAGGTCTTGGGCCAGCACTGCAGCCGAACGCAGCAGCGTTGTAAGCGTCACGGGCTTCATGTCACGATCCGTCGCATAGCGAATGGCATGACGGAAGCCCTGGCTGATGTTGCCGCCGCCTAGTTTGCGAGCAGCCTCGATCTCCTCACGGCTCATACGGATCTGCACCGTAAAGTTACGCCCTTTGCCATTCGGACGCCGGTCGTTGGCGTTACTCATCTAGCTTGTCGGCAATGAAGCCGGGGCACATATGCGCCCGTTCAGGGTTCAAGGTTGCCACCCACGACAGCAATATGTTGTCTGGAATAGGCGTGATGTGCCTGGCGCATAGATGCTTCTGGTGGCAGTCAACGCCGTGGCAACGGGTGATGTCATTAAGCATCGGCACCCTCCAGTTCGGCGGCGATGGCGCACAATGCGTCGCGGGTCCAGTTGATACCGAGACTGTGCACTGTATCGGGTTGTATTTGCCCTTCCCATCGGACAGCCAATACCTGATCCGCAGCAGCTCGCAGGGCGGCGGCAATTGCAGGCAAGTAGTGCCAATCATCTGACTTACCGCTAGCGGCGCGGTTGAACTCCCAGAACACTTGTTGCGCGGCGGGGGAGAGGTCAGTCATCGTCATCCGGCAGCTTTGCAATCAAACGCTCCAGATACCAACGAGCCTTCATCAAATCCTGCCGTGGATCATCTTTACACCAGCAGCGCTCAACATACTTAAGCACCTGCCACTGCAAACCTCCCAAAACGGGATCTGGCGCAAACTGCACAGCATCCTCAATTTTGTCAATCACCTCAAACTGACGCATCCCACTGGCGTAATGCGTGGGATGGTTGACTGGATCGTTCACTGAAAATACCCCTTGGATTGTTGAACAGTGCCGTCGTTTTGGTAGTGCCCACGCGCTGCATAAGTAAGTTGCGGTACTTCTGCTAAGCGGTGAACTACAAGCTGCCCAATGCGCATCCCATGCCAAATCGGAATCGGATGGAACCGCCTGATGTTGCTTAGCTCCAGTGTCAAGATCCCGGAAAACCCGCTGTCTGCAAATCCGGCCAAGCTGTGCTCAATCCCTTCCCTGGCACGGGAAGACTTGAGCATGGACTGCACCGCGCAGTCATCAGGCACCGTG